GAGTGATTCGGATTTCTCCTTGTCTCCAGTCAATATCAGTCAATTTTAAGTTAACGATGTCACAGCCTCTCAGCCCTAACACTGTACTGAGCATAAAGGCTGCATAGTCTCGTTTTCCAATGACTGTATTTCTGTCAACCAAGGCTAAAACCCTAGATACATCATCAGGGAATGCGGCAGAATGTATTTTATTTTCAACAGTGACTCTAAAATCGAATAGTTCCTCATAATGACCATCTGAGTAATTATTTTCATAGAGCCACCGTTGAAAACGTCGCACTTCCGATCTCAAGTTTGGAATGGTTTTGCTTTTCAGCAATTTCATATCATCTATCATATATTGCCTTAAGTCATAGATGGTAGCATTACTGAAGGTACTAACGCCGTGTTTCAATAACCAGTTTGCGTAGCGCTTTGGAGCCCATGAACGAGATTTTTTCTGCTGTGAGTTACTTGCTACACAGCTAACATAAGCCTCTATGATGGTATCGAACTCCATATTCAAGGGTGTGATTGGGAAAATGGGGCGTTCAGCGTTAATTTCACCTGTTGTTGTGAACATCTGGAACTTTCTGATGGTGAAAATCTGTTGTTGGGCGACATAATGCCCCATTTTGTCGTTATCGAGCATCTTCTGGATATTGTCAATGTATTCTTTGGCGATACCCAGATCAAAAACTGTTATTCCTTTCGATTCATGTCTTTGAACGAGCTTTGAAAGAATTGCGGAATCAGCTGCGAGCCTCTTAGAACTATATCCAAGTTTGTGCATAGCGTCACAGTATTGTTCCACGGTTTGTTTAATGTTGTTCATATGAGGAACCTCCTTTTTTAGTTGGTTCCTATATTATAGCCAAATATTACAAGTTATCAGCATTCTTGAACACACTTTTTGGGTTAATAAGCTCTCCGTTGCGATAAATCGGTTGATCCGGATAATTCTGATAATAGCGCTTTACGATAACATCACAGTACTTTTCATCCAGTTCAATAGTGTAGCAGATTCTATCTGTCTGCTCACAGGCAATAAGTGTACTTCCTGAACCTCCAAAGGGATCAAGCACGATGCAGTTACTAAGGCTTGAGTTCATAATGGGGTATGCCACAAGCGCAACTGGCTTCATGGTTGGGTGGTCCCCGTTTTTCTTCGGTTTCTCAAACTCCCAGATGGTGGTCTGCTTTCGGTCTGAATACCAGAGATGCTTCCCATTCTTTTTCCAACCAAAGAGTACCGGTTCATGCTGCCACTGATAAGGAGAGCGACCAAGAACAAGGGACTGCTTCTTCCAAATACAAGTGCCGGAAAGATAAAATCCTGCATCCGAGAATGCTCTTCTGAAATTGAGTCCTTCAGTATCGGCATGAAACACATAAATAGAAGCATCCTTCGCCATCGCCGCTTCGGAGTTCTGAAATGCTGCAAGCAGAAATTCGTAGAACGCTTCGTTTTCCATATTATCATTTTTAATTTTTCCGGCTGTTCCTTCATAGTTTACGTTATAAGGAGGGTCAGTAACTACTAGATTGGCAGCTTTCCCATCCATCAAGACATCAAAGGTGTCTTTCTTAGTACTGTCTCCGCAAACTAATCGATGCTGTCCAAGTAACCAAACATCCCCTGAATGAGAAACAGCGGGCTTTTTCAGCTCGCTGTCCACATCAAAATCATCTTCTTTTATTTTATCTTTAAGGGAATCCTTGAAAAGATCATCCAACTCTCCCGGATCAAAACCAGTCAAAGACACATCAAAGTCCGAAGCGTTTAGGTCTGTGATGAGAAGGGCCAGTTTATCTCTATCCCAATCACCGCTTATTTTATTAAGTGCTATGTTCAGAGCCTTTTCCTTTTGCTCATCCATTTCAACAACCACGCATTCTATCTCATCCATACCCATACTCAGCAGGACTTTCAAACGCTGATGACCTCCGATGACTTTGCCTGTAGTCTTATTCCATATAACGGGTTCAACATATCCAAACTCCTCAAGAGATCGTTTTAGCTTTTCATATTCTGCATCACCCGGCTTTAAATCCTTCCTCGGGTTATATTCGGCAGGGATGAGTTGTTTCGTTTTAATCTTCTCTATCAACATACTTTTCCACCGCCTTTCTAAACTCACTGTATTTATTTACATCCTCCCAAGGAAACAGACAACTGTTAAAGTGTCCATAAGTCGCTGTGTCAGAGTAAATCACATTTCTAAGACGCAGCTTTTCAATGATTGCTGCAGGTCTTAAGTTGAAAACCTCTTGTGCGGCAAGAGTTAATATTTCGTCAGAAACAGTTCCGGTGCCAAGGGTATTTACAGTGAAGGATACCGGATTTGCCTTACCGATAGCATAAGAAATACTAACTTCACATTTCTTGGCATAACCACACCAAACGATATGCTTAGCGATATACCGAGCCATATATGCACCGCTTCGGTCAACTTTGGTTGGGTCTTTGCCACAAAGTGCACCACCCCCGTGGGATGCAAGTCCTCCATAAGTATCAACCATAATTTTTCTACCAGTTAAGCCTGTATCGGCAGCGGGTCCGCCCTCTACAAATCTGCCAGAGGGGTTAATGAATATTTCTGTTTTATCATCAAAAGGAAAATCCTCAAAACACTGCCATAAAACATTGTTTAAAATATCTACCTTAAGGTCTTCCTGGGATTTGCCCTTATCGTGTTGTACCGATATCACGATAGTCTTTACTCGCACTGGAGTGTCGTCTTCATATTCCACTGTAACCTGTGCTTTACCATCAGGGAGGATACCTTTTATCAGTTTTCCGTTTCGGCAATCATCAAGCCTCTTTACGATTCTGTGGGATAGCACAAGGGGGAGTGGAAGCATTTCTCTAGTTTCTTTTGTAGCATAGCCATACACAGTTCCCTGATCACCTGCACCTACCGAACCGTACTGTTCGTTGACACCATTTCTTGCTTCCAATGCAGTATTAACGCCAGACGCAATATCTACACTTTGATTATGTACATATACATAAATCAAAAATTTCAATGGGTTGTATCCGACTTCTTTCAGCACATTTCTAACAATGTAACGAATGTCAACTTTCTCGCTGCAGGAGATCTCGCCCGCCACGATAATTCTTCTCTTGGTCGCCATAACCTCGCAAGCCACACGTGATGCTTTATCTTTACGCAGGCATGCTTGTAAAATACTATCTGCAATAATGTCGCATAATTTATCAGGATGCCCGGCGCATACACTTTCTGCTGTTAAATATCTTTTACTCATTACACGTCTCCTCATCTTTATTTTCCTCTACGGGCAGATAATAATCGCTCCATCACATCGTCCTGCGGGTTTAACCCTGAATACTCTGTAGCACAGTTTTCACGAACGATCTGATATATTTCCATCCATAGTCTATTTGTCTGACTCATAAAGTTTTGACTCATAGCCACATAAGGGCTTTGAATTGCATTTCCAGTGGTTGGGTGCTTGGCAAGAAAACCAAACTCAGTCACTGCTTCCTCGCACTGTATCCATCTTGCAGCGCTCATAGCATAGCGTTCTAAAAGCTGCGGAAGCACCAGGTGGGCACATCCCCTTTCCTCTAGCCATTTCCATGTAATCTCATAGATTTCACTGGCTAACAAGGTTTTCCCGTCCTTTTGCACCGCTGAGAGCATGCCCCTTGGTTGCGGCATTTCCTGCCCCTTAAGGTCAGCAGTATTTTTAAAGTCAACGACTTCTAGCTTTCTTTTACCGGGATTTCCCTCTGCTATTTTGTCAGCAAGTGGCTTCTTCTTTTGACCAGAACCGATACGAGCACCTCCACGATTTGTTCCGTCTTTGGCCATTTACTCACCTCTTTTCGTTGTCGGGTCCTATTACCCCGTTTGAAACCGCGTTTTTTCGTGCGTTACCCCCCGCCCGTTCCCCGGCGCGTTAGTTGTAGGGATTAAGACCGCCCCTACCGTGTCAACTTCTACTCCATCTGTCACCATCCTTTGCCGTAATAGCAGAGTGACATGACTTACACAAAGCCATTAGGTTAGTCCTCTCATGAGTTCCACCACGTGATAAAGGAAGGATATGATGCACTTCCTCTGCCTTTGTAAGCTTTCCTTTTTTCTCACACTCTTCACACAAAGGGTGCTGTGAGATATAACTGTCACGGATTCGTTTCCATGCTCTTCCATACCTACGGCGTACAGCTGGGTCACGACCATACTTCTCGTAGCGTTTGTTTTCTAACTTTTCATGTTCCTCACAAAACCTCCCATCCGTTAGGTTAGGACAGCTAG